TGGTTTAATGCAGGCCATTACGAAAGCGGCTGGCCTGCAGGGCAAAACATACCGTGATTTGGTTTTAGAAGGCGAAGTAACCAGCGCCATGTTCCGTGATGATCTTATTAAGGCGTTGGGAGAATACGACGGTGCTGCAAAAGCCAATATCGACAACATTACCGCGCAAGAAAACGCGCTAGAAAATTTACGCGTTCAAACCATAGCGGCGTTTGAACAGCCTATTAGTGATGCCTACGGCACGTTGCTTGAAACCACAGGCGAAGCGTTAACGTTTGTAAGAGACAACGCCGAAACACTTACTACCGCGGTCGAGACATTAACAGCCGTTGCATTAGTGCGTGGTGCAGCTGCTGTCAGCAATTATAGTATTGCGTTAGGCAGAAAAGCCGTAGCCCAACAGACTGCAACAGCAGCAACGCTAGCAGCGGCCAAAAAGCAGCATGAACATAATCTGTCTTTACAGCTAGCTGCGAAGCGCTCGCTGGAAGTTGCCGCAAATGACACATTGCGTGCCGGCGCATTAACGCGTTTAGCAGCGGCCAATCAGGCTGTAACTGCCAGCCAGACTGCCCTCAATGTGGCTACCGCGCAATACTCAATAGTAGGCCGCGCTGCAACAACCGTTGCCCGAGGTTTGTGGGCAGCAATTGGCGGTATTCCCGGTGTCGTTCTGCTTGGTGCTTACGCCATTTATGAGTGGGCGACAAATACCGAAGATGCGACCGAAAAAGCCACTGAGTTGAAGGAAGTCAGTTTTCAGCTAGCAACAGAAATAAACAAACTGGTCGCTGAATATAAAAGCCTCAACAAAGCTGGCAAAGAACTACGTTTAGACGAAATTACTCAAAAAGAATACCGCGCAAGGGAACGCTTAGTTTCACTTACTCAGCAGTTAAGAGATGAGGAAGAAAAAACAGCCAAGCTAAGAAGGAAGCGAGCTAACCCTTTAGTTGGTGAGCTTCGTGAAGAGATAGAGCAAGTTGAAGAACTGCTGAACAGCTTAAGTCAAAAGCGCTCTGCACTTTTTGAGGCAGGCTTGCCTACTGACGGATGGCAAATGCCGACGCTAGAGCCAACTATTAGCGCAGAGGTACAAGGCCTGCTTGATAAGCTTGAGCAACAGCGAGCGCTATACGGAGAAGTTGGAGAAGCCGCTAGAATTGCTTACGAAACAACGCGTGGCTCATTAAAGAACCTTAGCGAAGCGGAAAAAGCAGCGTTACTGCAATCAGCTAAAAAGCTTGATGCGCACAAAAAAGAGATAGACGCGAGAGTTGCCCAACGAGACGCGGTCAAATCGTTAGAGCAAGAAGTTGCTAGCTTAATTACCAAAAATAATGAAGAAATTGCGCTATACGGTGATACCAGCCGTGAAGCAAAAATTCGTTACGACATCGAGCATGGTGCACTTAAAGACATTAACGATGCGCTGAAACAAAAGCTTATCCTACAGGCTAAAGAGCTCGATAACCTAAGTGAAGCGAAGTCACTGCAATCTCGTGTTGAGAGTATTGCTGTGGGTGTAATGACGCCAGAACAACGCGAAAACAATAACTACAAAAATAATATTAATGACCTTGAAACGTACAGAGATAGCTTGCCTGAAAGTGATTTGGCAAAACGCCAAGAAATAAACCAACTTATTGAAGCTGAACAGCGTCGCCACGCAGACGCGATAACGCAAATTCAGCAAGGGGCAAAAAGTCAATTTGATCTAATGTGGGCTGAGTCTTTCGATAGATTCGCGTCTGGTGTTGGCCAGGCAACAGCAAGCGCCCTCTTTGATTCTGAAAATTTAGGTGACGGCTTACGAAATGTAACTTTGGCCATCGGTAAGCAAGTTGTCGCGACACTTGTAGAAATAGGTATTAAAGAGGCGGCGAATTGGGCGCTAAGAATGACAATGAGAAAGGCCGATCTCGCCGATGATGCTGCGACAACCGCAGCATCATCGGGAATAGCTATAGCTACAGGAACTACTACTGCCGCAGCGTTGACTGCTGCATGGACGCCAGCAGCTGCTATGGTCAGTCTTGCAACTATGGGAGCTAACGCAGCGGCAGCAACAGCAGGTATTTTAACAACTCTTGCGACTGCTAAAACGGCAGGGTTCGCTGGCTTTTTTGACAACGGCGGTCACATTCCATCAGGTAAGTTCGGTATTGCCGGCGAATATGGCCCTGAATTCGTGAAAGGCCCAGCGACCGTTACTAGCCGTGTAGATACCGCCAACATTTTAAACAGGCAAGCGGCCAACGATGGCGGTGGGCGCAGCGTTGTATTCAACGACAACAGAACAATCAATGTTTCAGGTGGCAGCACTGAAGAGGTAATGACGCAACTGGCACCTATTCTTGAACGTCAGCAGCAAGAAACGCTAGCAAAAGTCGGTCAGCAGTTTAAGACGGGTACAGGCCCAGTGTATTCAGGTTATAGGGCTTCGCGATGAGTTTACCTATTTTTCCACGGCATATTTTGCCTTCATCCCTGCAATTTAAAATTGTACCTAATTCAAGTGTATCGACCGGCCCCGGGCGAACCTCTGAGGTGTGGACGCGACCAGGTGCTTATTGGACCTTTAGTGGTTCATGGTCGAAGGTTCGTTATGCACAAGGGCGAGAACTTTCAAACTTCATAGACGCTTTAGACGGTAGCCGCGGTGAATTTATGATGTGGGATAGCACCCATACACAGCTAGGCGACTGGGCTGGTAACATCGTGGTTGATGGAAACGACCAATCAGGCACGGTATTAAAAATTAAGAACGCCATTCCTAACGCATTGATAGCGCCAGCTGGCGATCGTTTCCAGTTAGACAACTATCTATACAAACTTTTAGAAGATGCCGTTGCCGACAACATCGGTGAATGTACGCTTCGCTTTAGACCTCAACTGCTAAGTATTCCGATAAGCGGCACAGGTTTAGTCGTTAACGACCCAATGAATAAAATGATGCTGCCTGACAACCAGCAGGGACCGAGCTTTGCACAACGAAAACTGGTGCTGAATGATTTTTCTATCAGCGGTTATACGAGTATTCGCGCATGACTTATCACCTCGAACCACAAGTTGAAGCCATTATTAGCCAGTCTGAAAAGTGCGCCTGCATTATGGGTACTATCGAGTGGCCTGCTGGCATGGCGCGGTTTCACAATGGTGCAGGCCCAATCAAATCAGACGGCGAAACCTATTGGGGCGTAGCTAACAATGGAATGGTAAGTGTAATTAAAGAGGGTAGCGCTCCTCGAGTAACACTAACTCTGATAACCCCTGACACGTCGGTACTTGCTGAAGCGCTTAAAGATGATGCAGCAGGCGGCGAAGTACGCTTGTACCTTGGCGTCTTTAATGACGACCAGCAGCTGGTTGCAAAGCAACTTATCTATCTCGGCATCGTTAACAACACCCCTGCCAAGTACAGCGCTCCACCGACTATTTCTGTCGAATGTGTTAGCTACACCTATCGATGGAGCCAACCAAAACGCTACACCACGTACAGCGCAGCGAGTCAGCGTGCAATTTATCCTAACGACAGTTTTCTAGATGACGTTGAAGCCGTAGCTAAAGGACCGCTGAGCAGCTATAGCGGGAGTAATGCCGTGAGTAGCGGTGGCCGAGCTGGCAGAGGCGGCAGCACAACAACGAGGCAGCGATGATAAGACACACTGACTGGACAGCACGCCTGACAGATTTTGTTAAAAGTAAAAAGCACACGCCGTTTGAATGGGGTGTGAATGACTGCTGTTTGTTTGTGGCTGATATGGCTCAGACTATTACAGGCGTTGATCCTGCAGCAACGTTTCGTGGCAAGTACAAAAGCGAATTAGGCGCAATGAGAGCGTTAAAAAAACAAGGATTCAATAGTGTAGAAGAAGTACTAACCCATGCTTTTGGTTCGACGGTTTCAAGGCTAGAGGTACGTCGCGGTGATGTTGTTTTATTTGAAAACGACGGTAGAGACATTGCAGGCGTTATGTTTGGTGAAGTACTCGCCCCGGGTGAAAATGGGATAGAAACATTCTCTCCACTTTTGATTAAAAAAGTTTGGAGGGTTGGCTAGTGGGTAAAGCGGTTGAGGCTGTTGGTGGCGCTTTAGTTGGCTTAGTCGGCGGCGGTTTAAAATTTGCCTTTGGGTTGATTAGTGGTGTTTTTGGCTCACTGCTTCAGCCAGAAATACCAGATACCAGCGCCCTTGGCACAGGCCACCAAAACCTAAGAACAGAAAGCAACGCCCCTCGGCTTATGATTGTAGGCAAAACAGTGACAAGTGGGCCTATTACTAAGTACCAAAAGCGCACGCTTAATAAGAAAGAATACAACTTGTTCTTCACACCATTAGCTGCACACCCGTGTGAAAGCGTAGAGCTTTACCAGCTTGATGGAAAAAACGCGTCTTCACTAAGTGGTAACGGCTACAGAATTCAAGTGGCGCTAGGTGACCAAACAACAGCAAACGCTACTGCCCGTACAGAAATGACCAATGTAGATGAAGACTGCATAGGTTTCGGCATAACGTACGCTTATCACAAGTACGAAGTGAACCCTGATATCTTCCCGAACGGCGTACAGGACGTTAAATTTTTAGTTGCCGGCATTAAGTGTTACGACCCAAGAAAAGACAGTAGCGAAGGTGGCAATGGTGACCATAGAGCCGATGACCAAAGTACGTGGGAATGGACAGAAAACCCTGTTCTTATCAATTTGTACTGGAAGCGCTTTGGCGGTGATGAAGTATTACCCATTGAAATGTTTGACCTGGCTAACTTGGCCTATGAAGCAAATCTATGCGATGAACTTATTAGCTTCGAAGATAAGAACGGCGACACGCACACTGAAAAGCGCTGGACTTGTAACGGTGTAATAGACCTTTCACAAGGCCAGCGGATTGTTGAGGACGAGCTACTTAAAAGCTGCGGTGGTCGCTGGGTTGAAGCTGGCGGTAAGTATTGGATTCTAACTGCGGCTTATCGAGGCCCAGCAACCGTTACACTAACTGAAGATGATTTAAAGGCAGACGTAGACCGTCAGCCATACACACCACTTGAAGACCGCTGCAATGCTGTTGTTGCCAAATTCATCGACCCTGATTCCTTCTATCAAGAAACGAATAGCACTGAAATCTTCAGTGAATATTACCGTGATACACGCGATAAAAAATATCTTCAGCATGCAAGGCAATTGGCATTCACCAATTCTGACACCATGTGTCAGCGCTTAAATCGAGTCTACATGGAACGGTTAGCCGCTGGCGATACGCTTAAGGTCGTGGTTGGCTGGAAAGGTATTAAGTGTTCGCCTGGCAAAGTGGTGAACATTGAGTTCAAAGAGCACAATATTATCGGTAAAGAATACGAAGTTATCGACTTCGATTTTGATACCGAATCATTTACCTGGACATTGGTTCTACAAGAAACAACTGCAGAGATTTATAGCGATAGCGTTATACCTTCAGAGCGCGACTTAACGCCAAACACTGACATAGA